AGGCCGCGAGCGTTGACGAGACCACGCCGGACTACAGCGACGTGTTCCAGCCGGTAATCGCCTCCGATGCGGTGGACGATGTGACGGCCGAGGTCATGGAAGCGGACGGCGAAGTCGAGAATGCGGGCGATGTGAAGGAGGCCGAGTGATGGCCGGAGAGACCGTTATCACGATCATTGGGAATCTGACCGCCGACCCGGAATTGCGCACGACCAGCAATGGTGGTGCGGTGGCGAATTTCAGCATCGCGGCCACTCCGCGCGTCTATGACAGGCAGTCCGACCAGTGGGTTGACGGGGATGCGCTGTTCCTGCGCTGCACCGCGTGGCGTGACTTGGCCGCGCATTGCGCCAACAGTCTCGCGAAGGGCATGCGCGTGATCGCACAAGGCCGTTTGCAGCAGCGCTCCTATCAGGCGCAGGACGGTTCCAACCGCACGGTCATCGAGCTTCAGGTCGATGAGATCGGCCCGTCACTGCGTTATGCGACGGCTCAGGTGCGGAAGATGCAGTCAGGCGGATACCAGGGCGGCAACGCCAACGGCGGCGGCTATCAGCAGCCGCAGCAGCCGCAGCAGGCATGGCAGCAGTCGCAGGCTCCGGCCGATGATCCGTGGAGCACGCCAGCCGAAGAGCCATCATTCTGATGCGCGAATGGATAGAACCGCCGGACGTCGAACCGGTATGCCCGGAGCATGGGTGCGCGCTGTATCCGGCGCGCCCCATCCCATGCCCCGAATGTGAGATCGAAGCCGAAGAACAGGAGGCCGACCAATGAGCGGCAAGCAACGCAAGCGCAGTCGCAGGACAGCGAAGGGCAATGGCACGCGCATGGAGAGCGCCGTGGAATCCTATTTGCAGTGGGCATTGGACGACCTGCGCATACAACGCCTCCGTTTGCACGGGAGCAAGGACATCGGGGACATCGGCAACGTGTTTTTCCACGGCCGGCCCGTGTGCATCGAAGTGAAATGGACGCAGACCATGAACGCGCCGCAGCATATGCGCGAGGCCATCCGAGAAGCCGGAAACATGGACTCGCCATACCCGTGGGTCGTCCAGAAAAAAGCGGACGTCGGCCTTACCTCGATCAACAAGCTGGGCCAACAGCACGCCTACACGACACCGGAAACATTGGACGCGATGCTCGCCCTATCGCCACCGTACATACAGGCGATCATCAAGCCGGAACCACTCGGAAGGAAGAAAAACATGCGACTGATCACATTGCAGGAGTTCGCCATGATGCTGAATGACGGCCTCTCGCTTGGCCCAGATAGGGAGGACTGATATGGCTACCAACGTGACCCAGAAGGACAAGACGCTCAACGAGATCATCGACTGGTGCGAGCGGCTTGAGGCTGATGGTCAGCGGCTTGCAAACGCTCTTCTGTCACGACATGAGATGGATGCATACGGTGTCGTGATGGGACAGGCCAACGCATACGGGAAGATCGCAGACCATTGCCGTTCCATGCTCGGCTATTCCGGTTCCATGCCTTCGGAGGTGACGAACCAAAGCGAGGACGCGGAATGAGCAACCAGTACGAGGCTTGCGCGATATTTTGGGCACCGTCGAGTGGAGGAGTGCGGTATTTGAAGAACCTCGACACCCTGCAAGATCGGCTGAGAGAGGGCTGGCAGGTTACGCGCGTGGACTGCCTCCCGGCCGATACCAAGTCTGGCACCAGCGACACCACACTCATGTACATTCTTGAGAAAGGCGACGACGAACCAGAAACCATACACAGCTCAGAACAGTTGGACCACGAACGTCGCGAGGCATGGCAGAGGGGCTACACCGCCGGATGGAGAGACCGGGGGCTGTGATTTTCCACCGCACACGAGCGAAAACCCATACAAGGGAGGGAACCATTGAAGAAGAACCTCGAACGCATGATCCTCAAGTGGCATGAGGACGGCATCACCTTGGACGAGATCGCCAGACTCGTCCCGCAAGTCCCGAAAGCCGAAATCGCGGCCATCATCCGGCACGACAAGGAGACCATCAAAATCGAAAAGGAAGGAGAGTGATGGACGGATTGGACAAGATCGAGAAACGATTGATTATCGCACTGGAGATATCAGTCGTCGCAATGCTCTTATGGATGGGATTCGGCATCTATGCGTCCTGGTATACGGCTACGCATCACGATTACGGCATGAAGACGGTCAGGACCGGCGACGTGACATGGGTCTGTCTGACCGACCGCGGCAAGACCATCGGCTGCGACACCGTGGAGGAATACCAGTGAACGGTATGGGCGTTGGGTACAAGCATCTTGACCAGCTGCGTGATCTCGCGCAGAACGAAGGAGATAAAAGTAGTCGAATTCGACCACTTTTAGACGGCATGGGCACGTTGCATACAAGCATCTGGACCGGCTACATCATCTGGCCGAAAGGCGATACGGGACTGCATACATGCCGAGTGTACGAGACGATCCAAGAGGCATCGGATGCGGCACAGGAGCATGCCGACTTCCATCACAGGCCGTACGAGGTGCGCGTAACCTGCGATACTTCGCAGCGAATTATTAAGACCTTCGAACCAAGGAAAAGCAAATGAGCGTCAACAGTGAGGAAAAAAAAGAAGTACTGGCAATGGGTGCTCTCCATCATGCTTGACATGGCTGAAGATCAGAGAATCTACCGGCAGGCACGCATCAAATCGTCTGAAGCATTGAACCAGACCATCAAACGCATCGGGAGGGGGAATCTGCCCGACTGGATGCTGGAGAAATACATGGAGCAACCACCGAACCAAGGAGACGGTAATGAATGAAGAAGTACAAGTGGGAACCAGCTGCATCACATTCCATGTGACGGCGTTCTACCCGCCAATGGATATTGCGGAAGCTTGCGTGGACGTACCGATGTACGTGACCACCGGCGCAACGATTGGAAACCACAGAGAAGGCAGCATCCCAGCCCACGTGCAGAAGGATTTCGACAAGAAGGTAGAGCACGCATTGCAAGTGTTCGCCGACACATTGAAAGCATCATTCAAGGAGGAGTCCACGGATGTTCAACCATGACACCGACGAGGAAGGAATGTGGCAATGAGCGACGTGCACGAATCATTGACGGACTGGCTGACGCTGCCCGTGAGCACGCTCGCCGGGCATAGGGCGATAGTCCAACTCGACGAGGGCACGATCATCGACGGGTATTTGGAATACGTACCGTCGAAGCTCCGCAAGGAACTACGAGGCGCGACGGAAGGAATCTGCGAATCATTGACGGTCGAAGGCGTGTATCAGCCGGTAATCATCAGCGTGAATGCCGGTGAGAAGCATCTGGCCAATGGCGTGAAAGCCGTGAACATACTCAAGGAGATGAGCGCATGAGCGTACTGTACCACGGTGGGGTTCCAGACCTGAAGCCCGGCGACATCATCGAACCGGGGCACGGTCGGGACAATTACGACGATTGCCCCATCTGCCGTGCCAGACGCGAAAAAGGCGCGTCGGCCATCGAAGGCACCGGCCACCCGGAACAGGTGTACTGCACCGGATACCGTGACTACGCCGCACTCTACGCGTCAATGTACGGCAAAGGCGACGTGTATCAGGTGCGTCCGGTCGGGGAACTCGAAGCCTCCATCGACGAGGATTTCGACGGCTGCTACCGGTGCGACCGGCTGGTGGTTGTCAGGGTTGTCGAAAGACACGTCACCCTCACTGCGAAACGTCGCCGGAAGGTCATCCGGCTCATGCAGCGTTTGGAGGATGGCATATGCCTGAACCCGCTGCCACGAAACGCCACCCCGGAAATGATCGAACGTTGGGCGGCACGCGAATACGCCGACATGCGGCACATCATGCGCGAAGCCGAAAGGAGCATCAAATGAGCATAAGAGTGAGCACAACCTACTTGGCGATATGCGACTATCCGGGCTGTTGCCTGGAGCACGAATTCTGGGAATTAACCGAGGAACACGCAATCGACGCCGTTATCGACGATGAAGAATGGCTGTGCCTGTTCACCGGTGACAATAAGCCGAGATTCTTCTGTCCCGCGCACTTGCGATACGTGCAAAACTCGCGGCATGTCTGGTCGAACGTATTTTACGATTCCAACAGTCCATACACGCAAACAACCTCGCACGCCTTAAACAGGTACTACGAGGATATGGGCACACCGCAACCACTGCCGAAACTGGAATGCGAGGACACGATAATCGCCATTCTGCAAGACGAAAACTGGGAGGAAAACGATGGCTACGAACGTAACTGAAAAAGACAAAGCATTGCAAGAAGTCATCGACTTCTGCACTAACTGGGCGAAGGCGCTTTACGACGATAAGGAAGGCAATTGCTACGAGAACTTCTTGCAGGCCGATGCCCTGATGCGTGTGATTTGCAAATGCCGTCACATGCTCGGCTACAGCGGCTCCATGCCCGGCGAGGTGCCGAATCCAAAGCGACGACGCGAAATGACGATTGACGAACTGCATGATTACTGCCGTTACCTCTTCGACGAGAACCATGTGCATGGCGTGCCTGACAAGTGGAGCGAAGGCTACGAGTTCGCGCTCAGCCTTGTCAAGTTCAAGTGCCATGAGGGATTAACAGACGAAGACCGCAAGGCTGTAGCCGAGTGGCGGGAAAAACATTGGAAGGACGCGAAATGAGCAGGACTGATACCACCGCCATGCTGTCCGAGCTGGTTGAGAAGCGTCTGAGGAATCAGACCGCGTTCTGGGCAAGCGAGGTCAACTTCGACCGCGGTACGCCTGACGAGCGGCGAGTGGACTACGTGGGCTTCAAACCGTGGAACATCAATGGCGAGCCGGTGCCGGCAAGCGTGGAGAAAGGCTGCTTCGGGTTCTACGAGGTCAAGTCATGCATGGCTGACTTCACGAGCGGCAACGGCCTGACGTTCTACGGCGACCAGAACTATCTGATCTGCACGAAGGGACTGTGCGCCGATCTGGTCATGGGCAAGATGGTGCCCGAGCGCGTGAACGCGATCCTGACACCGGATTCGACCGGCTCGAAACTGATTCCCGATTATGTGCAGTCCTACAACGACATGTCATACAGGCGACGTCCCGCAAGCGAAATCCTGTGGGTTATGGTCAAGGCTAACGGAAAGAGGACGAATTGAGCATTGCGGATGATGAAGCCGAGAAGGCGTATCCGACCCGCTACTGGAATGGAACGCATGTCAAGGAACAGTTTTCCTGCGACACTGACGATCTACAGGAAGCTTACCTGCGCGGCCGCAACGTGCCACCCACGAATGCCGAGATAGAGGCCGTGGCGAAGAGGCTGTTGTGGCGGGACATGGCGTCAGTCTGGGAAGATGTCACGCCTTGTGAGGACTGTTTCTGGACGCTGGTCAGGCCGGAAGAACAGGCCATCTATCTCAGGGACGCTCGGATAATGCTCGAAACCGCAAGGAAGGCGGCAAACGAATGAGTCGCGATGACAAGGCCGAAACACTCGCCGTCGCCGCCGTCGTACTGTTCTTCGTACTGTTCTTCGCCCTCGTCGCCTATTTCGGCTGGGCGGAAGCAACGGCGGACACCATCATCCTTCGCGACGGCAGCCGATCATACGCTTGCCAGACCAGCAGGATCTCACCAGCGCCACACAACTGCAAGCCAGTCACGGAGAAATCATGAGCATCGTATACGTCGAATGCGCCCACTGTGGCGAGACCGTCGGCACCTACTACGTCACATGCCCGTACTGCGGGTACCGGCTTGTGGACGCCATGCAGGCCATCGGCGAGGCACTGCCGAAACTGGAATGCGAGGACGCCATACTCGCCGTCATGAAAGAAGAAACAGAATGAGCGATTTCACCGGTTCCGGTGGAGCCGCCTATATGTCGAACCGCATGGACTGGGAGACGCCAACCGACTTGTTCTCCAAGCTGGATGACGAATTTCACTTCACTCTGGACGCGGCTAGCAGCGCGACGAACCACAAGTGCCAGAAATACTATACCGCTGAAAACAGCGCATTTAACCATGAATGGGGGGGAGACGGTATTCTGCAACCCTCCATACGGCAGAGCAATCGCGGAATGGGTGCGCAAATGCAGTATGGAGGCCAGCCGCAAAGGCACCCTCGTCGTCATGCTCCTGCCCGCCCGCACCGACACACGTTGGTTCCAACAATTCATCCTCAACCGTGCGGAGGTCAGGTTCCTCAAAGGCCGACTCCGGTTCGAGACGAACGGCATACCGGGCGGCCCGGCGCCATTCCCCAGCATGATCGTCGTAATGCGCACCGGAAAAAGATGAAGGAAGGAGAGAGATAGATGGCTAGGCGCGGCTACGTGCAGTTGGCTAACGGCTTCTACCTTAACCGTAAGGTGCGCCGTCTGCGCCGTACCATGCCCTCCGCGATAGGCGCGTACGCCATCATGCTTTCCTACTGCGGCGACAACCTCACGGACGGCTACGTGGACGAGGACACCGCCGAGTTCGTACTCGACATCACCGTTCAGGAGCTTGACGCATTGCAGCAGACCGGATTGATCGAGACCGTGGACGGCGGCTATGTCATCCACGATTATCTTGAGCACAACCGCAGCCTCCAGCAGGTCATGGCCAAACGCAAACGTGAGCGCGAACGGTATTCTGCCGAAAGTCTGCCGGCAGTCTGCGCACTTTCTGCCGGCAGAATCGAAACAGAATCGGGACAAACACCAGAACACCAGAACACCAGAACACCAAAGAAAGAGAAAGAAGAATATTCTTCTTCTTTCTCCAAAGAAATCGGGGTAAGCGACTTCGAGCTGGCGAGGGAGAAGGCGCACGCCAACGCCGACATCATCCGAAACTATCCGAAACTCGACCTATCGGACGCATGGGCGGCATTCGCACAACACCATTCCGGCGAGACACGCTCCGTCAACGACTGGACACGACTATGGAAAGGCTGGTGCCAACGCAGAGCCAAAATGGCGCACATCGCACAGACGACGCCGCACACGCACACATGGGCTTGCGAACACACGCTGAAACGCCTCGGCCTCGAATCACGCGACGAGGTGCAAGACCTGGCCGAAGCGCAGCGAACGGCGAACGAACTGAACAAGGAAGACCGAAATGGAAGAACCTGAACTCACCGAACAGCAAAAAACAGCCCTCAGAAAAGCAATCGGCGACATCATCGGAGACTACACGCCGTGGGTGCTGGTCATGGAAACCACGCCACTTGGGGAGACAGACACGGCATACTCCGAAAGCGTGACCGACACGCATTCCAGCGCGTTCACGATCATCGGACTGCTTGACAGCGAACTGGCCCAACGACTCGGCTAGGTTGCGTTCGAAGACGCATGGTAGAATCGTCGAAGCCGGTTCGATCGCACGCCGCAAGGCACTGGCCCAGGAAACCCATACCCAATGAAAGGCCGAAAGCGATTGCCGGAATGCAAAACCCGCTCATGCTGGCGTGAGCGAGACCCCGAACGCCAACTATGCGCCAACTGCGAAACCCGCCTCACCGACAACCTCAAATGGCTGGCAACACACCTGCCATCACTGGAAAACGGGAAACTCAACCGCATCAACAAGAACAGGGACATGAACGGCAACGGCGGAAACGGATACTCCGCAACCCCGCCACTGCGCGAAACCATCTACGACCTGCTCTACGAGCGCGACGAACACGGACTTGACGGCGTGCAACCCACACTCCAGGCATTCGCCACATGCCTGGGCATCCAATGGATGCACGTCACGCCACTGGCCGACCTCGCCAAACGAATCCTCGACCCGAAGGCAGGACACACCCACTACCTGCTCTCCACGGCGACCCCCGTCTACGCCGAACAGATACGCATCCTCGTCAAGCAGTGCTCACGCATCCTCGACCAGGGACACGCCATCAACCTCGGCACATGCCCCAACACCGACTGCAACACGCCACTGACAGCCGACGCGACGGCGACCACGGTCAAATGCCACGGATGCAAGAACACGTGGAACATCAACTACCTAAGAAGCATCATGAACCAGAAAATACTCGAATCGGAATACACGGGCACCATGCGCCAGATCATCGACCTGCTCGCGCAATCCACCGGACAGATCGTCAACACGAACACGTTCAAAAGCTGGGTGCACCGCGGCCAACTGAAACCGGCGGGCGGAACCAACGGCCACCCCACATACCGCATCGCGGACGCATACCGGCTCCTGCTCGGCCTCCAACAAGCCGGACAAACCGCCGACAGCGTATGGCAACTGCTCTCCACCAAGCAGAAAGCGGAATAATGGCGCGAATCATGAGAATCCACATCGTCACCGCCGACGTGCGAGACAAGGACAGCTACAGGGATTACACGACCCTCCCACCGGAAAGCGTTCTTGGCTGACGACCGTTCGCGAGGAGACGGAACTCAAGTATGGCGAGTTCGTCAGCATCATGGGTGTTTACGGTTCGCGTGACCGGGCAGAACATCGCGTGGATGAACTCGTTAGAGAAGGCTTCACTGTTTTCCCGATCGTCGAATGCGTTGTGGACGCGAACTGCTGGAAATACATAGGAGGCCACGCGGAATGAGCGAGACAATCAAAATCAGTGGAAAGTGAGCGCGTCATGCGAATCCACCTAGTAACTGCGAACGCACAGGATCACAACGAATACATCGAGTACCGGGACCAACCATATAATCCCGATCCGTTCACTGACACCCCGATGCACATGGGCGAAACGCCATACACCGCGGGATTTGTAAGCATCATGGGCGTTTACACGACACGCGAACAGGCGGAGACACGTGCAAACAAGCTTGCCCGCGAGAAATTCCCGGACTTGCGAATCATCGAGATTGAAGCGGACTCGGACTGTTGGCAGTTCATTGGTGGAGGTTGGCTCTGGTGAACAAGCAGACAATCACAGCAGACCATCTGAACGCCACGCACTTGGGCAAGCGAATCACCATCAACAGCTTGCATGGCACCGTCGTGTCAGGCAAGCTGAAAAAAATCAGCGCCGACTACGCCAGCATGCCCGATTTCACGGCTTACTTCCCCTACGAAGAAAACAGGCCCAGAAAACTGATGTACAGGAAAGACGTTCACATCATCCTGCACTTGTCGAACCAAGCCAACGACGATATCAAGGCAATCGTACACGAGAACACGGAACTACAGGTAGAAGACGAGATCGTGTAGAGCAGCTTAGCCCGCACCATGACACAGACAGGTAGACCATTTTGCCGACGCCAGCAAAATGGTCAGAACACTGCGTTAAGCGCCGCCTGAGTGGTCTACAATGGCCCTGATAACAACAAATGCGTTTAGCGAGTGTTCGCCAAACGCTGCAAACCGGCTTCATCATCCTCGGGATAACGGAACCGCGCTTCGATACCCTCGGCTTCGAGGATCGCTCCTATCTCACGTGAACGCGCGTTCACTATCGCGTAATCGCCCTTGTCACGGCCATACGTGTCGTAATGCGCCTGCGAACGATAGTAGAGCAGATCCACATGGCTGGGTGCATGCCCTTGCGTTTCCGTCATCTCTTCCACCGCATCCAAAGCGGCCTCGACCGCTTCGACATGCTGCGTGAGCATACTTTTCAAGTCGGGCGTGTTGTGGAAATCAATCCTCCTTGCCCAGATAATCCTGCAATCCGTCGCCAGCTTTGCCATTCAGCCCGCGACGGGACATGTCGTAATAGTCGAGCATCTGCGGACTGTTCCACCCGCCTGCGGCCATGATGTCCCTGTCCGGCACGCCAGCGTCACGGGAGAGCGTGCAGAACGTCCTCCGCAATGAATGCGGCGAAATATCCGGCACGCCCACGCGCAATGCCACGGACGATACGATGCCCACGGCGGTCTGCTGCCGCAGACGCGCGCCGGAATCCTCACGGAACACCGCACCACGCCTACGTTCGCCAATGAGTCGTGCGAGAGCTTCGGCCGCCTCGGAGGGAATGGCCACACGCTGAGACCAGTCGCCCTTGCGGTCGAACCGCACCCACGGACGCCCGTCATCCAGATGACAGTCTTCGACATCCAACCCAAGCGCCTCGCTAACCCTCGCACCGGTCAACAGCAGCAGACTGCACAGGGCATCCGTCCGCGCATCCATACCGCGTGCTTCGGCCAGAAAAAGCCTAGCCTGCTCGCGGGTGAGGTACGTGCCATCAGAATGACCGTACGTTTTCGGCCTACGCACATGCTCGCCCGGATTGCAGTCGATATACCCCTCCTCACAGAGGTAGCGGTAGAGGCAGCATACGACGCTCAGATTCCTGCACACCGTGTTTTTCGCCGCTGGCCGCATGCCGCCGTCATAGGCGGCGAACACCTCGATATGAGTGCGCGTCGCCCGCAGCATGTCGATGCCGTTATCCGAACACCAGCGGAGCCATCGCGATACGACGCTCCGATACCCCGCCCTTGTACCCGGCGTCAGGCCAGCAAGGAACCCGGCGATCATGTCGCTCACCGTTTCCATATGCGCACCGTCTCCTTGCAGATCAAAGGCTTGTCGGACGGGCCTTTGACGAATGGCGGTATCCACTGCCTACGCCTCAACGAATGATTCGGCCCATACGCCTGATTGCGCCAGAAACCACGCACGATAAAACGATGGGTGTATTCGCGTCGCACTTGTTCGTCATTGTCGGAGCTTTCACCTGGACGATGCAGGTTCTCACGCAGCACCAGCATCTTGACCTTGCGGATCTCCGGCTCGAAGCGCGACGGCAGTGGGTACCTCGCGCTCGGCGCGGCCGGCTTGGCCTGGCAGATGCGCGGCTCGCCACTCAGCGCCCAGACCGCGTACAGCAGGTCGCAGACCCAAAGGAAGCTCCCATCGCCCTCGCGGACGACGGAAGGAGCGAGCCCGACGACGGGGAGGCCGAATAAATCGGCGTGCATCTCCCTGATGCCCACTGGATTGTCCGTGAACACCGATATTTTGACGCCCCCACGACCAACGTCCTGCCACAGGATCGCGGCTATGCGCGTCTCTCCGAACCCGTCGTTGTCAAGGTGGAATGAGATGTGCTGCACGTCGCCCTCGAAAAATATCATCCCGCATTGCGTCGGCGGGTCGGGTTTCGGGAAATCTCCGGCCTGCACGGTGTCCTCGGCCAGACGAGTCATGTCTCGGCTGACCCACCACAATTGCGCGGTCCTGATCTGATCGGTCATGCTCCAGGCGTTGGCCATCATGGCCTCGTATTGGGTTTGCGTGCCGAGTTCCCCAAGCCTGTATTGCGTGTAATCGGCGAGCTTGTCGCGGATGAGCGGCAGATGCGACGGGATGATGCGGAGCCGCTTGGCCTTGCTGCGTGTCATGTCAGGCCTCGATCTCGTCACGCCACGACAACATGTCGCGCGTGATCAAATCCCCGGACGACACCTGCACGTAAAGCCACGCACGATAACCAAACCGCGCCGGCTTGTCACGCCTGACAAAAGCCTTCAGCCACATCCAATGCAGCCAAAACGTGCCACGATAACGGTAGACCTCCCTGTTCGTAGACCGGTCGAACTTGCAAAACTCATAAAACAGCATAAGAAAACCTCGATTTCAGTGTTTGGTGTTTATTGGTTTTCTAATTGATTGCAGTGGGGGAGCGGCCTTCACCCGCACCCCAGCACACTCTTTTGCTCAGGCGTTCAGGCGTGCCACCGCACCACACTCACGCCATCGACAAGCACATACGACATGCCGACGCCATTACCCGACACAGCCGCATCCCACTTGCACACATGCTGATAGTCGGAACCGCCATCAACCGCGACGGAACCATCCTCGGCAAAACAAGCCGGAATATCCGGCCACGAAAACGCGGAAGCGACGGAACCGGGATTATCACGACGCCACGAATCCCACGCTTCAACAGTCGCCGCCGAAGCGCCACCCAACGCCCGGGCCTGATCCACGGCCTCCAAATGGCCGACGACACCAACGGCGACGACAAGCACGACAACAAGGAAAACATTACGAATCCTACTGAACATGATTTGCTTCTTTCCGGCAAACCACATACACTATGGTTTGCCTGATTATTTTTGATAGTGGTAATTAAGGTGCCGCCACCGCTCAGAACAGTGGCGGCAAATTCTTTTTCAAGCGGCAAGCCTGAGATTATGGGCGGCGAGATAGTCGGCAATCTGCTCTTCCAGCCGCACGTCAACGTCCGTGTAACAGTCGCGGTAAGCGATCACACCGCCGGTACCGTCGAACACGACATACGCCACACGACGCCCCTTGGAATCACGGAAGCCACGCGGCTTATGCACGTAAGCGCCGAACACGTCGGACAGTTCCCTGACCGATTTGCCGCCAGGAATCACCACCTTGCGCACCATGACCGCACTGGACGTGGCAACCACCTCATGCGGCTCAGTCCTCGGCGGAACCTCATGAATCTCAGCCGTAACCGGTTCCGGTTCGGGCTCAGCCGGTTCCGGTTCCACCGGCTTGACCGGTTCCGGCTCCGGCTCAGTCTCAGGCTTAGAACGCTTAGACTTAGCGGGTGCAAACGTCCATTCAAGCCCATCAGCCAGACCAGCAACCGGCTCGATCTTGGAAGCACGCGGCTTGAACCCGTCAACCGGCTGCACCGGCACATCATGATAGCCGCCATTCATATCGTTGGGACGCATAGGCACAAGCAAGTAACCCTCACCGTCAAGCCCGGTCACATCAAACGGCCGCCCCGCATCCACGACGGGACCGATCCAAACCGGCTTGACCGCATTGCATGCCAGGAACTCAACAGACGCGCCAAGAGCGGCAACACGCGCCAAGAGCTCGCCCAACATATGCGCATTGAGGATAACAGTCAGAACACGCCCGTCAGCCGCGTTCGGATCAGCCTTGCCGCAGCCAATGGCCGGAACCTGATAACTAACACCAAGCTCGTTCGCCACTGCGATACCGTTCGCGGCAACCGAAAAAGTCAAACCATTCGACTTGCTGGTCTTAAGTTTCGCCACGACGTCCTTAAGCTGCTTCACATCACAGACGAAACCACAATCGTAACCCGCCGTGCTACGATGCCGAACGCAATCAAGATTCGGATACTCGCCTCGCATGGTGCTTGACGCCAAGACATGCCAGCCGCCCACCTCACAGTCGAAAACAATGGTGTCCTCGCCGGGGGAAACCACGTTTTTGCGGCATTCCATACGCACGTTGCCAATAGTCTTTTCCGCGAACAGCTTCAGGAGCTTGACACGCGCGAAACAATCGAACCCATCACCGCCATCACGTTCGATGACGGCACCACGAACGCACGCCACGGCCATGCGGAAACAATCAGTGGACTGCAAGCGCAACATGCCGCCCGCCACGTCCATGTCAACCGCAGTCAACACGGGCCGCTGCTCCTCCTTGGAAACACACGGCTCAACAAGCTTGAAAGCGCGCGCGAACTCACCCGAATCCATGGTCACGGCGAACAGCGGATCACCCTGACAGCAATTGGAGCGAACACCACGCGGATCATACTGAACATCACATGCCGCGCCCTCACAGTCGTATCCGCTATCATCCGCGAACCTGACATGCATCATGGCGGGACGCCCGGCCTCCTTGCCGTCAGCATCCCTTTCAACCGGCAGCCGCTCACAGTCAACGGACCTCAACCCGCCGTGCGCCTCAGCCAACTCAAGCACACTACGCAGTGCGTCGGCCTTAACCGTGGCGGGTGCCCCGTCGAACGATACGCCATCAGGCCAATCGAACCACGCCGAACCGCTCAACGTCCGTGAACCATGATCCATGACCTCAATGCCCTCACGGAACACCAACGCTTGATCGGCGCGGAACCGCGACGCCACGGACTTGAAGAACTTAGAGAAAACAAGACTGCGCATGATAAACCCCTTAAAAAGAAAAACGATGAAAACAAAGGGCGCAGCACAATTACCACGCCCCGAAACCAGACAACCGAAACCGGTAGGCGCGACTAGAGATCGATCGGGTATGCGCTCCGGTCGAGATCGACCACAAGCACCTCCAGCATCGGCTGAGGCTCGCAGTCGCTGTAGTCTCCCTCACCGGCCACCATGTCGTCGGCCTGCTCGATGCAGTAATCGACGTCATCCACGATGTAGGCGAGCTCCGGTTCGCTGACGGTCTCCAGCCCGCCGACCTCGAAGAAGTCCGCCGCCCAGTCGGGGCCGTACTGCGTGTTCTCCTCATCCCACTCGCGGATAGAGATCTCCACTGCCTTGTTGTTGTCGATGAGCCTGATCATTTTTGTTTTTCCTTTCCTTGATGATCGACGGTGATTGCCGGGCGTGATTGATAGGCTCACGCCCGAAAGCCCGGAATATCGGGAGACTACTTACGTTCCCCTTTCACGCCTCGCTTTCGCAGCCGGAAAGGTCAACGTCAAAGCAACGCGCGATATAATCGAAGTTCTCACGCTGCTCATCGGTCGTTAACGCCCGAACGAGGTTATCCAGCAGCGTTTCCGCGCCGAGCGCGTCACGCAGCTTATTGTATGCAAGTTCGTTGTCAAACATTTCAGATACTCCATTCCAGCCCCCTTGCTAAAATGAGAGGGCTTAGTTAGTTGGTTAATAATTACTGAGCAATCGAGCCGGATAGTTGCACCTATCCGGCTCAACTCATTCGTGAGCGGGCATAGCCATAAAGACTACGCCCGCCCTGGCGGATCACTTAGAATCCGCCGAAGTTTCAGAATCAGAATCAAGCAACTTACGCGGATTAGCGACACGCAAGGCATCACACAGCTTTATCGCAGTGGCCAAGGTTAAGTTAGCCTCAGAGCGCCTACCGCACTCGATAGCCGCGATATTGCCGCCTGACATGCCAACCTTTTCGGCTAGCTCTCGTTGCGTCAACCCGCGTTTCGTTCTCAATTCTTTCAATCCCATGGCCTTACTCCTAACTTGGATTAGAGGCCATTGTAGACCACTCAGACAGCGCGGGACAATTCCATGCCGGACACCGCGCCACGTTAGCGACTCGACGACGGTTCGGCCTTGCATGGTGTGAGGGTGCATCATGCCTAGTCGCAGTCCGTCGCGTCTCTGTCGCGTCCACTCTTCAGTTTTCAATCATCCATGCCGCGCCTGTTAGGGGGGCTTCGTGTCACCGTCCTTGCGGTGGTGGCCTTCGTGGTGGTGGCCTCTCGTTCATCTCCGTTCCTTTCGTTGCCGTTTGCTTGATGGCTCTCACTATACACGCCTTACAAACGTAAGGCAAATTGAGTCAACACAGACCATACCAAAACCATTGCAAACACTAGCATTCATCGGCGTGTCGCAACCACATGATGGCGACATAAAGACGACGGACGCCACGGCCACGACGTCCAGGACACCACAGCCACAGCACGACACGGCCACAGCAGGAGCGGCGTCCAGGGCGACACGGCCACGTCATAGGCACGACGTGAGAGACGCGACGGGCACGGCCATGATCGCATACAAAGGAACGTGCCCGCGCGATACCACACGACACGCCAAAACACAACCACAAGAGACCACGGCGACGTGCGCGACATGCCCCGCCCGAGCTCCGCCCCGACCCCCCCCGTGGGGAGCCCCCGCCCGGCCCTTCCGCTGGGGCCGGTGGGACAATAGCAGAAATAGCGCGCGGGTTTTTGAAAAGTTCGCGCACAAAACGTGACGCTTGCGAGCCGCCGTCTCGCTCTGCGCATGGACTGCAAGCGGTTCACAATCATGTTGCGCAACCGTTGCTGCACCTGTTTTGTTGAGTATAATCGTCATTAGATGATTTTGGCTGGTGCGGCTTAGGCGTGCTGGCTTTGCAATCCTGTCGGCACAGCCTTTTGGTTGCCGGGTTCGATTCCCGGGGTTTGCTCTAGGTTTCATGGGGGTAGCTGCCTGTGAGATCGATGGCATTGCTCGAATATCTCCGCTGGAACATGTGGGGGATAAGAGGCTCCCTGCCTTAATCGGGCGGTTGATGACCGAAGGGGAGGCACGGCCAAACGGGGCGCTTAAACGACCATGTTCCTTGCCGTTGGCGGTAAAAGCCGGTCCACCATGCCGCTGTCATGCCAACTTGGACATTAACTAAGTTGGGTTTGGAATGTTGGCAGAGTGGTTTAATGCAACTGTCCCGAAAGCAGTCGCACTGTGAAGTGCCGGAGGTTCGAATCCTTCACATTCCGCGTTGGGGAAGTAGTACTACCCCCGAAGGCAAGCGCCTACCGCTGGTGTTGGCTTGTCTGGAGATGAAAGCGGCGGACGCTTCCGTTAACGGCGACTCGGTGGATGGTCGCGCTTCATGGGTGTGACCATCCACATATGGCATTGGTGCAACCGGTAGCATTACGGTCTCCAAAACCGTCGATGTTGGTTCGAGTCCAACATGCTGTGCTCAGCCTACCCACAGGTTGTGGGGAAGGTCTTCGGGGTCGTCTTGTGGCGGCTCTAGTTTCAGCTGGCCCGCCTAGTCTGCGGGAACAGTCTCCTGAGCCGTTGCGGCGGCTCTTGCTTTTGGATGCTTGGCAGAGTGGCTTATTGCACCACCTCGCTAAGGTGGCGACCGGGAACGGTCCGGGGGTTCGACTCCCTCAGCATCCGCTCGCCGTGGCTGGCGGTAAAAAGCCATTTTTGCCATTGGGTTTCCTTTTGGCGGTTTGGGTTAGATGACGGGCAGCCCCCATGTTTTTGGTGAGTGTGGCGTGGGGGTTGTCTGTTCTTTTGCTTTGGTGGCGGAATGGTAGACGCGGCGCACTCAAAATGCGTTGTCTTGTGACGTGTGGGTTCGACTCCCACCTGAAGCACTTGGGTTGGCTGATCTGAGAACTTTTCCTGCTGGGTTGTTTCCCTTTTGGTTTGCTCTCCTGCTCAGCACCGGCCAGCCCTGTTTTTTCTTTGTGGGGTTCGTATGGTTTGGCGTGGTGAGCGTAAGGGACGGTTCAATCCTGATTGGCCTATGGTTCGCGCCTCGATATTGGATCGTGACGGGCATAGGTGCCAGTGGCCTGTTGAGGATGATTACGGGCGTGTGCGATTGTGCGGGGCCTATGCGAATCAGGTGGATCACAAGAAGCGTGATCCTGTGTGTGATGATGATTCGCCGGAGAATCTTTGGGCGTTGTGCGACAGGCATCATTCTTACAAGACCGAGCTTGAGGCCGCCGAGCAGCGTCGTGAGAACCGTCGCAGGAGGGCGGAGGCGAAGTGGTACAGGCATCCGGCGTTCCATTAGACGATGGCGCATGCTGCATCAACGGTTGTTCGCGTGACGTTCACGCGCGTGGCATGTGCAGGATGCATTACGACCGGTGGCGTCGTGGCGGTATGGGTGCGCGTAAGAAGCGTATGAGCCGCGCGTGCATCCAGTGCGGGAGGTTTTTCGAGACTGAGCGCCGGGACAAGAAGACGTGTTCCGACAGGTGCCGGAAGGCGTGGAACCGGAAATGCCGCAGGTCTCCGGTTCGTTTGGATTCCAAGCCGAATCCGTTGAAGTCGGTGTTGTGGGAGCCGAGGGCGAACGCTCGTGTCGATGCGCCGGTTCCTGTCGCCAGGTCTTTCTGGACCCGTGAGGATGAGTGGGCTTCGTGTTCTCATGTCTGTCCCAGGTGCGGGCGGGCGCTTGACCGTTTGGTTGATGTTATGAGCGGTGATTACCCGGTTGGCGCGTGGAAGGTGCCTTTGGAGCAGGGTGGGGAGAACAGCCTGTGCAACCGTGTTCTTGTCCATCGCGAATGCGCGTGATGCCGGAACGGCTTTCGCGCTGATGCCCGGAATGGGTGTGCGGAGGTGGTTTCTATGGCGGCCAGGAAGCAGTCCAATCAGATTCTTGAGGTTCCTGATGGGAAGCTTGGGCCTGATCTGCCTGATGCGAGCTTCATGTTTCCGAAGGGTGGCGAATGGTCGCCTCTGGTGGAGCACTGGTATGAGGAGTTCAGGAAAAGCCCGAACGCGTCCATGCTTCGCACGGCACCCGCGTGGATGGCGGTGCAGTTGGGTTTCGCCACTATCAACGAGATGATCTGGTCGAAGCGTTACGCGACGTTGATGCCGGTCGTGCGTCAGCTGTTTGACGAGTTGGGTTGGACTCCGGCTTCGTTGCGTGCTTTGAAGTTCGATGTTCCTGAGAGCAATGACCATGCGGCCACCGATGGTTCGAATCATGCCGTTATTCAGGATATCGACGCGTGGCGTAGGAAGTTGGAAGCTGCCCGCTGATGCATGTCATGGTTCCAAGGCTGTCCTATGAGGACAGGTGCCGGAGTCTGGGTGCGTTGTTCCTTTGGTGGACGGAGACGTTCGTGCTTATCGGGCGTGGTGACGCCACTGGTGAGCATGTCACTCATTCGCCGGAGTATATACAGTTCGCGTTGAACGCGTATGCGCTTGACAGGAATGGTCGGCGTAGGTTCGACCGTTGTTCGCTGTGGCGTCCGAAAGGCTGCAATAAGAGCGGTCTTGGTTGCGAGTTCGGCTTGTTCGAGGCTTTGGGGCCTTGCAGGTTCGATCATTGGGCGGTGGCCGGCGAATACTACGAGTTCCTTGGCCAGCGGTACTACTATCTGCCCGGTGAGCCCGTGGGGCGTCCGGTCCAGCGTCCTGAGATTCTGTGCCTTGCCACGAGCGAGGACCAGACGGGAAACATCTTCGATTCGATCCACTACAACTGCAAGGAAGGGCCTTTGTCCCAGTTGCAGGGCGAAGGCATGGTCGTGACGAAGACCGGTATCTCACTTCCGGAGGGCGGGGAGATAGTGCCGTCCACTTCAGGTGATTCGTCCAAGGACGGCGGATTGGAGACGTTCGTTCTTGCCGACGAGATTCACTTGTACAAGCTGCCGCGTCATATCAGCATGTACAAGACGGTTCAGCGTAATCTGCCGAAGCGTTCCCTTGAGGCCGACCCGTGGCTGTTGGAGATGACGACGTATTATCGTCCGGGCGAGAACAGCGTGGCGGAGTCCGTCGAGCAGATCGCGCATGATATTCTTTCCGGCAGGTCGAAGCATTACAAGGGCTTGTATTTCGACTATCGGTATTCGACGCTTCCTCTTGAGGAGTTCTCGAATGAGAAGAAGCTTGAGCATGCGTTGTACGAGTCGTATGGTTCCGCAGCCCATTCGGCTGATGGCAGGGATTATGTGATTTTGCCGGATGGTCGTATCGAACCGGTGGATGATGACGGGTATACGGCCGAGGGTTTCTCGTTGAAGGATGATGGCGTGGAGCCGGGGCCGTCCATGAACGGGTGGGTCAATATCCGTGGTCTGATGAATCAGATTTACCAGCCTGATTCGGACGTGAACGATTCGATCCGCTATTACCTGAACTCCCGCGCGTCCAGTGAGGATTCGTGGCTTACCGAACCGGCCATTCAGTCGCATGTCGCGTACAAGGCGCTTGTGGATGACTGCATCGAGGCGAACATCGGCCTTGATGATGTGTGGAAACGGGTGGTCAAGCCCGATGACGAGATCACGTTGGGTTTCGATGGTTCGATTCGCAACGATTCCACGGCGATTGTCGGATGCAGGGTGTCGGATGGCCTGTTGTTCATTGTCAGGTTGGAGCAGAAGCCTGATAATCCGCTTCCGGACTGGCGTGTGAACCGTGATGCGTTCGATGCGGCCATGCGCAGGATGCTTGACGGGTACAACGTGATCGGCGTGTTCGCGGACCCGCATTTCTTCGAGTCGATGATCGGCGCGTGGGAATCCGAATACGGGCGTGACATGAAGGTGTATGCCAGAGGCCAGTCTTCGATCATGAAGTTCTGGACGAACAATTGGGGTGTTGACATGTATCACGCCACGCAGAACGCGCATACCGGATTCGAGTATGATCCCGAGCCTGTGGTGGATGGCAAGCCGAATCCCGAGAGCATCAGACTGTTGGCCGACCCGAGGCTTGTCGGGCATTTCAGGAACGCGCGGCGCAGGGACAACGCCTATGGTTACGCGATCTACAAGGAGACCCCGAAGTCTCCGAAGAAGATAGATGCGTGCATCGCCGGAATCCTCGCGTATGCGGCGCGAGGCAAGTATCTGAGCCAGTTGAAGGAAGAGGAGAGGGCCCGTACCACCGTGGAGCGTGTCTCCGACGCTTCCGGTGCGACGCTTCGGGGTCCGGCCTACAAGAGGCTGCAAAGAGCGAATTGAGGTGTTTGAATGGCAACCAAGGTCAACAGCCTTGTACCGGGCGATGAGGAGCCGGGCGGTGACGGTCTGATATTGACCCGTCTCGCCACGCGCTTGCAGAACCGGAACCCGCAGTTGTGCACGTTGAAGACGTTCTATGACGGTCGTGAGACCATTCCGACCAAAAGCGTGCCGAAGAACATGGATGTCACGTCCACGAGCGTGTACAAGCGTTTCGTGGACATGTGTCCCATGAACCTCGCGTCCACCATCGCCAATGCGGTGATAACCTCGCAGCATCCGACGGGTTTCAGGCTCGTGTCCGACAAGACGATGCGTAGCACCGATGCGGATGACATGTGGAACCGCAGTGGCATGAACGTCCGATCGCTGAACATGTTCATGGATGCGGCGATCTACGGGTGCTCGTACGCGCAGGTGTGGCCGAAGGCGAACCCGTCCTACATTTCGCGGCTCAGCCCGTGGACCACTTGCATGTCCGATGACAAGGATTCCGCAGTCGTATACGGGTTCGACGAGGACATGGGGGTCGAGTATCTGACGTTGTACCGTCTCGTCCGTGATGATGACGGCGTGGTGCAGCGGGTTTACTCGCGTACCGCCAAGCAGGAGGCTGACAGTCGCACCCTGTATTCCGGTTCCGTGGATGACGAGGACAGCGTGTATTCGCTTGCCAACGACGATACCGTGAAACTCCCGCGGTTCAGGGCGCAGTTCGAGTGGGACGGCGATGCCAACGACGATTGGGGTTTCGCGGTCAAATGCGGCTGCCTCCCGATAGTCCGCTACCAGACGCCAACCGGCAAGGGATGGTTCGAGTCGTCGCTAAGGACGCTCGGGGCAATCGACCAGCAGCGTTATCAGAGGTTCTGCATCCAGGAGATGCAGGCGTTCAAACAGCGCTGGATCAGCGGTGATCTTCCCGAGTATTACAAGGAGTCCGATCCGGCGGTCAAATATGGTGACGCGAGAGCCGGCCAGAAGGTCGATTACTCCACGCTGTTCCAGATGGGGCCGGCGGCGTTGTGGCTCATGCCGAAGGGCGCGACGGTGGGTGAGTCCGGCACTACCGATATCACGCCGATTCTCACGGCTGCCTCGCAGGACATCAAGCAGCTTGCCGGCGCGACCGGCACGCCGCTGTCGATTCTTTCCCCTGACGTTGCAGGCAGCGCCGAGGGGGCGAAGCTGACCACGCGAATGTTGCGCCTGAAGGTTCAGGATATGAACATGCGCGCGAATGACGCGTTTGTTCTCCTGCTGAAGATGGCGCTCACCGCGGATGGTGGGAGCGACGCCTATGAGGAGAGGTTCGAGACGACTTGGGAGCCGGTGGAGCTTCCTTCGGAACTCGAACAGACTCAGGCGTTCGCCAATGTCGCGGGCAGGATTCCGTTGAAGACCGCTGCGAGGCGCTATCTGCACATGACCGAGACGGAGATCGCGGAGATGGTGCAGGACGCTCAGGATACGAGTTTCAGCCCGGCGTTGGCGCAACAGCAGTCCTCCCTTGCTGATTCCTTCAAGACGGTCGATGATGCTATGGGCGCATCCTACTTGGATGGTTCCGATGGTCTGACCGGAGATACGGTGGTGGATGATGGCGACGTTCCAGACAGTCTCTGAGGCTTTGGACGCGCAGCGCAACGCCCTTGTCAACGAGTATGTGAGCAGGGCTTGGCGCATGTGGCGGTCGCTCACTCCAGCCGATTTCTGGAATGATGCGGTAACTCAGGGCGTTTCGGCGTACATCACGCAACAGCAGATCGCGTTCGTGAAGCAGATGCGCCGTCTTGGCATCTCGTATGCGAACACCATGCTCGGCATGGTCGGGGTGACGGGAAGGACGGCGCAGGTTCCCGAATACGTGGTGGTCAGGGACAACACCGACCCTTGGAAGGTGTCGGCGCGTCCGGCCGATGCTTACAGGAGCCTCGCGGTGAGAACGCCGGACATTCGCCCGCACGGTTGGGATGATGTGAACGATGCCGTGTATGAGACCGTCCAATCATGGCTGGATGCTGCGGGACGGCGGTTGGCCGACAATGCTCTCACCGATGGCGTTGCCGCCCAGAACCGTGCGAGCGAGGAGTATTTCAAGGCTTCCGGCATAAAAAGGTTCCGCAGGATCATACACCCGGAACTGTCCAAGACCGGCACATGCGGCCTGTGTGTCGTCGCCGCCACCAACACGTTCACTAGGGACGATTTGATGCCCCTGCACAACAGGTGCAAGTGCACAGTCGCGCCGATCAGGGACAACATCGATCCCGGGCTGAAGCTGAATTCGGACGACTTGCAGAAGATATACGACGCCGCCTCCAAGGCCGGCGGTGGCGGCAGTGGCACGGCGGCGCGGAACCTCACGCAGTTGAGGGTGACTGTCCGCAACGATTCGGAACTTGGCCCCATTCTCACCAGAAGCGACTGGAAGCAGAATGACGAGGCTCCGGAATGGCATATGCCGGACACGATCATGACGCAACGGCAGATGCGGCGCATGTGCGAGCGTGCGACGGCGTTCAACGCCAGATACGCGGAACTTCTCAACGGTTCCGCCGATTCATTGAGCTTTCGCTATGACGGTCGTTCCTACACGTTCAGGAAGGGCGTCCATGTGAAACAGGCATGGGACTACGTGAGGTCCATGCTTTCCTATTCACGCGGCTGGCTTGGGCTTGCCGCCTAGATTTAAGGAGATCAAGGGTGGCTGACCCTGAGAAAAAGAAGACTGCGCCCGAAATGGGGCAGCAGCAGAACAGTGAACCCGAAACGGGTGCGGAGCCCGCTCAGGAGCCGAACGCCCGGAGCGTCGAACCGGGTGCGGAACCCGTCAAGCCGGAGGGTTCCGGCGAGGGCAAGCCTTTCGAACCGGACGATGCGGCCAAATGGAAGGCCATGAGCCGTAAGAACGAGGACAATGCGAAAGCGAACCTCAAACGCGCGGAACACGCGGAGACGGAACGCGATTCGCTTCGTACCGAGAACGCGCGCCTCAAGGTGCGGATGCAGTATCCGCAGATCAACGACGACGCCCTCTCCCTGTGTTCCGAAACGGAACCGGAGAAGATTCAGGAGTGGGCGGATAAGTACGCGAAGCTGAACCCGCTCGACACCGAGCCGGTGAAGCGTGATGTTCGCGAGGACGCCTTGGCACGCAAGGTATCCTCGCTGGCCGAGCACCCGCAGGGCCAAGCCGATCCGAAGGCCGCCAAGGGCGACGCCTACCGGCGTCACATGAAACGCCAGCAGGACGCCCGGCGCAAGAAGAACTAACCAACAAGATTTAAGGAGTTGAACCTTGACTATCGAAATGGTTCACACGTCCGGTGTCGTAACCCACGAGGTTGACGATTCCTGGCGTTACGGAGAGAAGAACAGCAACGATTCCGTTTCCGTCGTCATCGTCCCGGAACTGTTCAAGACCACTGACAACAAGTACCTGACAGGCGTGGGCCCGAAGGCCACCACCGTGTACATCCGAAGCGGCATCCCGCTGGCGAAGATCACCAGCGGAACCAACCAGGGCATGTACGGGCCTTATGACAAGACGGCCACCGATGGGCGTCAGGCCGCTATCGCCGGATTGCTGGAGTCCGAAGTGGCCGTGAACATCACGCTGGCTGGCTGGGATATCGACGATCCCACCGTCGGCATGACGTATCGAGGCGACATCGTGAAGTCCAATCTTCCGGTCGTGCCCGAGGAAGGTGCCGTGTGGAATTGCGACTTCTATGACATTGAGAACGATTCCGTCACACGTCTTGCCGGTGGCGCGTCCGGGTCGGCAGCGTCCTATGTCCTTCCGCCCGCAGCCACCAATACTCTCGGCGGCGTGAAGAAGGTCGCCACTCCGGTCGACGACACCGTTGCCGCTTTGAAGACTGCCCTTAAGAACGCCGGCATCTTCGCCTGACGCGCGTTACCTAAGAAACATTCTAAAAACCCGCCCATCGTGGCGGGTTCTCTTATATGTAAGGAGATTCGATGGCACTGGATAAGACCATCATTCCGCCGAGCGAGGCCACCGAGATCGCTCAGGCGGGTTTCGATTTCGTGAACGGCCTGCTGCCGTTCGCGCAGATGTTCCCGATGAAGTCCAACGAGGGCGACTGGACTGTCACCTGGACTCCGAACCTTCCGGTCGTCAAGACACGCGCCATGCAGCGTCGTGCCTTGGATGCCGAGGTTCCGCACGTCAAAAGCACCGAGGTTTCCGCCGAGAAGCACACCGGACTGCTCCCGTTGTCCGGCATGGGCCACATCACGGAACGAGAGGTGGCGAAGGCTTCCAAGCAGAAGAGCGCCACCGACTACGTGCACGACAAGGCCGAGACGCTGTTTGAGCAGATGGGCCGCGAAGCCGCAGTCACCTTGGAGCTGGAACGCATTCAGGCGATGATGGACGCGACCATCAAGATCAAGGAGGGCGATGATCGCGCAAGCGAACTCGTCGCCTATTCGTTCGGCCGTCCGACCAGCCAGCAGAATGTCGTTCCGACCGTCAAGTGGAGCGACCCGAAGGCGGACGTGTTCGCCGACCTGAAGAAGTGGGTCAAGCTCATGCGCGCCGCACGCGGACGCGCGCCGCACGCGGTACTGACCACCTCGGCGGTCATCGATGCGCTGACAGCCAACGAGCAGATGCGCACCGCGTTCTCGAAGCTGGATCTGGAGCATTCACCGACCCGCCTGTTCCGCACCGATGTCGAGAACATCCTTCGGGAGAATTTCCAGCTGACCGACATCCGCTACATCGACGAACTGTACGAGTCCCTGTCGTTGGACAACAACTTCGAGATGCACGTGGACACCACCACGCTCATTCCGGATTCCACGTTCATCCTGTTCCCGGCCTACTACGACACCGCCCTCGGTTTCACCGCCAGCGGCCCGACTGCGGAAGGCCAGGATGCGGAGTTCGAGTTGGGCAAGAACGTCAACGACGGTCTCGTCGCGTACATGATGCACCATTACGCTCCGGCCAACTACGACCTGTGGGTGAACGGCACCGCGTTGCCGGTGCTGCAGGACGCCGTATCGACCTTCAAGGCGAAGGTTCTGTAGCCTGTAGGAGGTTCCCGTGTCCAGCAGCATCGCGTCCGGTATCGACTGGAAGAAGTACATGCAGTTGGAGCTGGTCGATGACAAGCGTCTCGCCGACCGGTACTCGAACGAGTGGATCACCCACAAGTGCCGTGTCGCCGCGAACATGGCTCTGACATGCAGTCCGAACGTGGAGCCGCGCCTGAACAACGGCTATCTGGATGAGGAGACGTTCGCCTATGTCGTCTGCCAGATGGTCATTCGCGTCATGCGGTGGACCGGTCTGAAGTCGGAGACGAACGGCTCCTACACGTATCAGAACCGTGACCCGCAGGACAATCCGCCGTCCTATGACGCTTCCCCGAACCTGTACGTGAGCAAACGCGAAAAGCAGATGCTTCTCGGGTACGAGGAGGGGAATGGGCCTGTGGGAACGGTGTTCGTCGGCGTCAACAGAATCTGGGGGCTTTGATGGAGGGCGAAACGCTTGACACAGGGCATCTCTTCGATGATGTCGATGCCGACGAGATAGGCGGCGGGCATCTGTTCGACGGGCACGATGAAGTCAGTAAGCAGGTTCCTGACGATCTGCTTCATTGTGACGTGATCGTCTATGAGGGCATGGTCCCGTGGGTGACGTGTCATGGGAGCACGACCGTTCCGAAGTATTTGGATGCGGATGGTAGGGTTCTTGACCCGGCCACGGTTTCCGATGTGGTTCGTGCGGGTGGTTTCGTGCCGTCCATCACCAGTGGCGGCGTCCTGTACACGGCTGATGTCCACAAGGTTTACTGTTGCGTGGCCGGACGCACCCAGAAGAACAGTGTCATGAGTGAGAATTGGGCGCAGGATACGACTCCGCAGAAGTTCGGCGGCAATCGCGAGATGAACCAGGTGAAGGTTCTCGCGCCGGAATGGCATGGGGATTTCTATTCACGGTTCTGGCTCGACGGCTCATGCTATGAGGTTGACGGTTCGCCGGTCTTTCTTCCTCATTCGTCCGATACGGCTAGGCACTACGAGTTTCCGGCTCGCCGCGTGTACGCGGCCGAGTTGGCCCATAACCGTATCGTTCCGCCCGTTCCGCCGAAGGGGGCTGAAACATGGGGTATGTGAGGCTTCGCCCTGATCTGAATGCGAGGGTCGCGGAAACGTTCGGCGGTAAGGTCACTCGCCCCCACGCTTTGAAGGTTCAGGCTCGCGCGAAGGCGTTGGCCGACATGCGGGCGAAGCATTCGAGTGTCGCCGACCGTATCGACATCAGTGTTCATGCTCACGGCTCGCATACGAGCGTGGTCATGAGCGTGGCCGGGCGTGACGGCTCGCAGATCGCGTCCTATCTGGAATACGGGTATTTCAATGTGCGGGCGCAACGTCATCTGCCGGGCATGTATGTGATGAGCGAGGCCAAGTATGGCTGATCTGAGCGTGCGCGCCCCGTTGGATGCCGAGGGGCTGGTCGATGCGCTGTTCAAGCGCGTCGATTTCCGTAAGGCAGGTTTCGGTAACGTCGTGGTGTTGCCGCGTGTCATCGCGGATACGGATTCGTATGCGTTGGACCATGACGTGGTGATCTGGCATTGCGGGGCCCCGTTCCAACCGGATTGGAATGTGAAGGCGTGGGTTTGGCGGTTCGCGTTGTCGTTGACTGTCGTGAACCGTGATCCTGACGTCAGTTTCGGACTGTGTTCGTTCCTGCACGAGACGATTTCCCGTTGGCCTTATGGCGAGCCTACCGGTTTTGGCCGTGTGGGCGCGATTCCCGACAATCCGGCGTTCGAGCAGGTCGCCATTGGCGATGTGGTGACCACGAAGACCGCTGTCGTGCGTTCCTGCACGAAGCTGGTGCAGGCGGGTTCCGTCCGCTGATTTCCAAATAATTCAAAGATTCTGATTCTAAAGCCCTGTCCGCTTGCGGATGGGGCTTTCTTGTTAAGGAGGGCCATTCATATGGCTATCAATGATAAATCCGTGTTTACCAGTGTTCGCGGTGCCGCGTTCCTTGCCGAGGCCAATACTGCTTTGCCGAGTCTGAAACTGTTCAGTTTGGAGGCGGCGACCGTTGGCGAGACCGACAAGAAGTATACGAACATGGGTCATTTGAGCGCGTCCGACCTGCCGTCTTTCGAGACGAGCGGCGGCGACGCGACAACCAAGGATACCTGGAACAAGAGCAAATTCCGTACCACTTACGATTCCGTCACCGGCAAGGTCACGATTTCCAGCGTTCAGGGCGACAAGGAAATGTTCAAACTGATGTTCGACGCGGCTGAGATCACCAGTGGCGGCACCGCAGTCGCCTTGGATAAGGTCGAGCAGCCGAAGGCGCTGTTCACCTACATCGAGGACACGAACACCGGTGAGAAGTTCGGCATTTGGATTCCGAACATGAGCCTCGCCTATAGCGAGCTGCCGAATCTGGCTCAGGATGATTTCAACACGTTCAAGCTGGAGGGCAACATCATGACTTCCACTGTCCTGCCGAAGACCAAGAGCGGCAAGGCTTCCAGCATCGCTTTCTACGATCCTGACGATTTCACCCAGGCTGCGTGAGTCTGAGGGTTTCCGGTTCTTCCCCTGACGGGTGTTCTTCTCCTGTCTGTCGCCCATCAGGGGATTTTCTTCTGTATCGCAGACGGGTGTTGTCTTTTTTTTCACAGATTGGAGTCTGGTATGGGTGAAAACGATGTTGCAGAGAAGGTCTTTCCGACTGATTGGGATGGCCTGGCCGGTTACGATGATGTGATGGCCGGATTGCCGGGAATGGTGCAGGCGGAGTCTTTCTCGCCGTCCCAGACCGCGTTGTTCGCCGTGGTCGAACGTCGTTTGAACGAGCGTCTGCTTGTCATGCGCGACGGTGGCGTGTTCGGCGGCAAGGCGAAGAAAACCGTGTCGGATGATGCGGCTGCGGTTGCCGTGGCCGAATATGTGGAGATCGCGGACTCGTTCTATAAGGGGCTTGCCGTTGATGCTGACGCTTACGCGGAGTGGACGAAGGGTCGTGGCCTGTTCGACCTGTTGAGCATGTTCGCGTCTCTCACACGCTTCTATGTGGAGCGGTTGGGAAAATCAAGCGCCTCGAAAAAGCAGTCTCGGACTGCCGAGTAGGGGTCGTCTCCGATTTCCGTCGTTTCTACCGGTTGAATCTTCCGGCTGACATGCATGCGTATGATCCGAATTTCCTTTGCGACTTGTTGGATGGTTTGGAGGCCATTCCCGATTCGCAGTGGCGTGCGTGGCTGTTGGAGCATGATGGTGCCGGTGGCGGTTCCGGCAGTTCCGAACGGTTGCAGTTGGGGTGGCTTGGTTTCGGCCAGTCCGAGATGCTGTTGCTGCAATTGCAGAACACGTTGGATTCGTTGCGTTCGCTGGCTGTTTCCCATTGGAGTGGGAAGAAGGTTGGCTTTGAGCCGATTCTCCCGCCCGGCGTTGACGCCGCGTCTCGTGATGTCAATCGTGTGGATGGTTCGCATGTGACGAGTCTGGCTGACTATATGGCTCGGGTTCGTAGTTGTTTCGGCGGCTGATTTTGCCGGTTTCTGTTTTTGCCCATGTTTCCGAGGGGTCTTTTCCCTCTTTTCTTCCCCTTGGATTCGTGGGTGTTTCTTTTAGGAGTGTGTGCGTATGGGGCGTCCTGCTTTTTCTGCTGGCGAGGTCGGCATTGATGTCGTTCCTCTTACCGACCGGTTTTTTGCGGAACTTAGGGCGAAGCTGCATGATCTTCGTGATCTGAAGGTTCCGGTTGAGTTCGACCCGGATGACATGGCCGCTTCGCGCACGTATGAGAAGTGGGATGGGCGTGACGCCCGCGTCAATGTCTCGTATGACGTTGACATGTCCGGTTTGCGTGAACTGTCGAAGCAGGATGAACGGTTGCGCAAACGGTACGAGAAGCCCGTCAGACCGGTTTTCGACGGCAGTGGCGTCGTCAAGGGCCTGGACACGGCGATCGGCCGTGTCGAACAGTTGCGTAAGGTCCAGAAGAACGTCGGCGACGTGTTCACCAGGAATCTTGGCGTGTTCGGGAAGACGGAGACGAGCCGTCTGAAGGAGCAGATGCTTCTTCTTGACCGGGCCGAAGAGAGGATGCGCAGGGTTCGCGCCGACCGTGACGAGCTTGCTTCGATGCGTGGCGACGAGTGGAACCAGCTGAACAGGCAGATTCTCGGCAACATGGGCACGTTGGATGCTTTGCGGAAGCGTTACGACGAGCTGGGTTCCGAGATTTCCAGGGTTGCAGCGTACCGTGATTCGCTTCGTGGCGGTGGACGCCGCGATGAGGCGAAGGCGCAGACCGTCAGGCTTCGTGAGCTTCGCGCCGAATACCGTGCGGCCGCACGCAACATGCGCGAGGTCACGAACGAGACGAACAGGCTTGCCAGACAGCAGGACAGGTTGAAGTCCGATAGTGTGGCGAAGTGGATTCACGATTTGGACAAGCAGCTTGTCGAATTGGATTCGCATGCGAAGTCCGTGCGTGACACGTTCGCCAGCGTGGCCCGTAGCGGTTTCGCCAGATCCTCCGACATGGGCAAGACGAACGTTCTTTCCGGTGTCAGCTTTTTCGGCAAGGATCTGAACCGTCAGCTCAATGCGGAACGTGCCGCGCGCAGGGAGCAGCAGCGTCTTAACGATTCGTGGCGTGATGGTGCCGAATGGCAGGGAAACCTGTTGGAGGGCACGGCACGGTATGCGCGGAACCTGAAGACCGCCTCCAACGTGATGAACACGTACGGCAGAGGCGTGAAGGAGTCGAACCGGCTGCTTGACGAGCAGGAGCAACGGCTGACCGGCTTGCAGAGGGCCTTGCACGGCGTGAACAAGTACGGCAGGTATTCGGAAGTCAACAGGCAGTTGAACGACCAGCTCGCCGCCGTCAACAGGCTCCGCAAGCAGATCGAGTCCAATCCGATCAAGACGAGACTCGTGCTGGATGATAGCCGGTTCAACCGCAAGTACGCGAACATCACACGTCAGGTAGGCGAGTTGACGAAGAAGCTCGAACGTGAGAACGAGCTCAGGATTCGTGTTGATTTCTGGACCGATACGGCTGACTCGCTTGAAGAGCGTCTGCGTAGGCTTCAGAAGGGGCGCATCCGGATTCCAGCGGATATCGTCGTCGATAATCGGAATCTGATTGAGCGTGCCCGGCAGGTCGCCGAAGAGGTGAGACGCAACCCGGATCGCAAGGTCGAGCTTGAGGCCGATCTCGATTTGGACATGAAGCGTGCCGAGAAGCGTATCAAGGATTTCCGGAAGGCCAATGACACGTTCGATATGGACGTGGATTTGGAGACCGCCGCCGCACGCGCCCATCTCGCTTACTTCACGAGACCGCGCACGGTTGATGTCTTCGCGGAGTTCAAGGGCACCGATCTCGGCAAGATCATGAGCGGCATGACCACTGGAGCCACGGGTATCCGTGGCGTGCAGAACGAGTGGCAGAAGCTCGTGAACATGTTCGACAAATTCGATGAGGTCGTGCCGAAGTGGAGTCTGCTGGGCGCGGTGTTCGCGTCCGTCGGTGCCGGAGCGTTGAACTTGTCCCGTACCGCTGGCAGTGCCGGGGCTTCTCTGGTGATGATGGGCAAGGCGGCTCTGGCCGCTCCGGGCGCGCTGTTGGGTGTGACCGCCGCTTTCGGCGCCGGATATTCCGCCGCGAAGAACTACGCGGATTACATCGACGTGTCCACGACGAAGTTGGGTGGCTTGCAGAAGAAGCTGTCCGACTCGTTCTGGTCCGAGGCGAAGCAGCCGGTCATCGACATGATGAACGCGCTCGGGGACAGCAAGTCCGTCGAGAACATGAACGGCGTGGCCGACGCGGAAGGGCGCATCGTCGCCAATGCGGCGCGTATCGTCGCGCAGGAACCGTATGTGGGCCGTATCGGTTCGATTCTCGGCAATACTGTCAAGGGCGTGAACGCGCTTGACCCGGGCGTCCAGGCTGTCACCGCTTCCGTTGTGAGGCTTGGCGACAGCACCAGCTCGTATCTGCCGCGCATGGCCAACTATGTGAGCCGCAACGCCACGCTGATGGCGCAGTGGGTCGATGAGGCGGAGCGTACCGGCAAGGTCACTCGGGCCATGGAGAAGGCCATCGAGCAGGGTGGCTATCTCATGTCCAGCGTCAAGTCGGCTGGCGGTATCCTCAAGGGCACGTTCGGCACGTTGGCCGAGGGCGAGAACGGCATCGAGAAGTTCTCCGACGCTTTGAGCCGCGCGGACAAGGCCGTGAACGGCGTTCGTTTCCAGTCCACGTTGACCGCGTGGGCCGATGGCGCGAAGACCGCTTCGGGCAAGTTCCATGATTCGTTCCGCGAGATCGGCGACGCGGCTTATGAGCTGCGGGACACGACGAAGCAGGTGTTCGTTGACGCCGGTTCCATGGTGTCCGCCGGCATCGGCTCCATCAGCAGTCTTGCCGGCAGGTCGAAGCAGGGCATCGCCGACTTCAGCAACGGCGTGTCCGAAGGGTTCCGGAAGGTGTTCCATGCCGTTGATTCCGCCGCCCCGATGTTCGACAGTCTGCTGTCGATGGTCGGCCAGTTGTCCGACACGTTCGGCGGAACGTTGGCGAACACGCTGAAGTCGGCGGCTCCGACGATCAAGGTGTTGGCCGATGGCGCTTCCGCCATGTCTCGGGCGTTCGGCAAGCTGCCCGCGCCCGTTCAGGCGATGATCGGCATGTACGCGACGTTCGGCAGGGCCGGCATCAGCGCCTACAATTCGCTGAAGCGCGGCATGTTGCAGAACATCGAGTCCACGTTGAAGTATCGGAGGACGTTGAGCCAGTTGGGCATCACCTCGCATGAGACTGCGATCAGCATGCGCGAGCTGGTTCGGGCGATGGCTCGGCTGGAGTCCGGTCAGACTGCCGGCGTGCTGACCGGTGAGGTTTCGGGTATCCGTCAGATGGGCGTCGAGGCCGATGAGACCACCGTGAAGCTGAATCGCCTGAATCGTGCGCAGGCCGGCGGTTCCGCCATCACCGGAGGTTCCGCCGCCAAAGGCATTGCCGATGGCGTTGGCTCTGCTGGATTGTTCCGTGGTGTCGGAGAGGCGGCTGAGGGAGCCGCCCGCAAGACCGGTCTGCTGAAGACCGCTTTCAGGGGGCTGAAGACCGCTTTTGGCGGCGTGGTCGATTTCCTCGGCGGGCCTGTCGGCATCGGCCTTACCGCCCTCACCACGGGGTTGAGTCTGGCCGGCAGTGCGATCAGCTCGTACGATGAGGCCGCCGCTCACACGCAGACGGTGAACCAGTCCGTCGCCGACTCGTTCAAGAACGTTCAAAGCGGCGCGGCTGACGTTTCCGCGGCTGTTTCCAAAGCCAAGAAGGCCGTCGCGAAGAATTGGGACGACAAGGATTACGGCTGGAAGCTCCCGGGCGGCAATGACATCGAGAAGCTTGGTAGCAGCATCTCGAAGTTGGGCAGCCCGTTCAAGAAAGCCTCCGACGCGGCCGGTATTCTTGGCATCAGCGTCAAAGATCTGAACAACGCCGCGACCGGAACGAACGACGCTTATGGCAAGATGCACAAGAAGCTCGAAGCCATTGTGAACGACAGTCGAGTGAACATGAACATGACCGAGTCGGAAAAGGCCATCAACGGGCAGAGGGTCGCGGCTGCCCAACGTCTGCTTGGCGTGCTTGAGAACTCCAATACCGAATGGAAAAAAGGCGAGAAGGTGGCGTCCGATTGGATTGACGGCACCAATGACGTCGCTGCCGTTTCGACGTTGGCCGCCGACAAGCTCAGCCTGCTGTCCGAATCCATCGCAGCCAACAACTACGAGCTGGAAGGCAACAGCAAGAGCGCCCAAGCCAACCGCAAGATGATGACCGATTTCGCGGACAGCGCTCTGATGTCCGCGAAGAGCATCATCTACTGGGGCAACGGCAGCGCCGAAGCGACCCAGAAGGCCAAGAACGCCGTCTACTCCGCCCGCCAGGAGATCATCCAGATGGCCGAACAGTGCGGCATGTCAGCCAAGGCCGCCGCCGCGCTCGCCGACAAGATGGGTCTTATTCCCGACAACGTGTCCACGGAGTTCGACCTGTCGAATATGGATGCGGTGAAGCGTCAGGTTCAGGATTACATCGACCAGCTTGAGTTGACCGAAGGACAGAAGAAAATCGTCCTTGATCTCGTTCAGGATGGTGATATAGCGAGTTTCGGCCAGTTGGTCGGTGCCGTGAAGGCGCTCATGGGTGGTGCGAGCAAGAAGGATCTGGTTCTTCTTCTGGAAGCCAAGGATGACGCTTCGGGCAAGATCAAGGACGCTGAGGCTTTGGCCAAGGGGTTCGGTCTGACGAAGGCCCAGATCGATATTCTCGCCAAGGATAAGGCTGGCCCGAAGTTGGATGCCGTCAAGCAGAAGCTTCGTGACAGTGGGTTGACTGACGCTCAGATCCAGATTCTCATCGACGCTTTGGATAAGGCGAGCGGCAAGATGAAGGATGTCGATAAGCAGAAGGCCCATACCTCGAAGGGCGTCAGTTTCCATATTGACGCGGATGATGATGACGCCAATGTCAAGTTGGCTAGATATCAGGGGCTTGATGGTTCCACGCTTGCGATCGCGCGCACGTTTGTGATTGGCGATGATTCGAGCGCCCGGAACGCTTTCGCCAATACGAGAGCGTATGACGGCGTGACGTTGGCTCGCCCTTGGGGTCGCGTGTTGGGTGACAACAGTGTGGCACGTGCCGTGTTCGCCGGCATTCAGGCGTTCAACGGCGTGACCATAGCACGCCCGTGGGGTCGTGTGCTGGGTGACAACAGCGGCGCGCGCAATGCGTTCAGGGATACGAGAGCGTATGACAATATAACGATTTCCCGCCCGTGGGGTCGCGTGTTGGGCGATGATTCCAATGTCCGGAAAGTGTTCAGTGACATCAGCAGTAAGAATCACCAGGTTATTGCCACTCGTTACGTGGATATCGTCACCCGTAGGCACGATGATGGTCTCCCGCAGGTGGCTACCGGTGGTCGTATTCATGGTCCGGGTACTGGCACGTCCGATTCCATTCCGGCGTGGTTGTCGAACGGCGAGCATGTCATCCGTGCCGCTGCGGCGAGCAGGCTTGACCGTACCGTCGGCCCGAATTTCCTGAACGTGTTGAACGCTACCGGTGATCTGGACAGGGCGGTGTCTCAGGCCCGCACGTCATACGCGCGTAGTGCGCGTGACATGAGCCGCAACGCCTACGCTTCCGGTGGCAGGGTCCAGAGAATGTTGGATTCGGCCACGTCTGTCACGGTCAACGTTCCTTCACGGGATGATCGCGAACTGGTGTCCGCCGTGAATGATCTGCGTCGTGAGGTCGCGGGCTTCCGTGATGGCATCGGCGGTGAGATCAGGCGCAATGGCAGTCCTTGGCCGAGCAAGCGTGATTTCGTCCGTGATGTATTGGAGGCAAGTCGTGGCAGGTGAGCTCGCGTATGTGAGTGGTTCGACCGGTGAACGGTTCGACGTGTCGGATTATGCGACCGTGGATTTCGAGGGCGCGTTGGAGTTGCGTGGCCGTGAATGGGATTACACGGTGCGTGACGGCGGGTTGACCGGCGTTTCGAGGAAACGCCGGGAGATTTCCGTTGACGTGCATTATGGTGATGCGGTGGCGTTCGACTCGTTCATGCGGGCCGTTGACGCTGATCTGGCCGCTGGCAAGCCGGGACGGTTGGAGGCGGTGAATGGTGCGGGGGAGGTTTGGGCGCAATCGTGTTATGCGGTGAAGTCCGAGGCTTCCTCGCATCCGGGTTCGTCCGACCCGGTGTGTGCGCTTTCGTTCGTCTTGTTGGATGGTGTGTGGCGTCATGATGCCGTTACCGTGTCGTATCAGCCTGTGCCCGGGTCTGCCGCGTCCGGCTTGGATTTGCCGACTGACATGGGTTATGATCTGGCTGTTTCGCGTCCGTCATGCATGGTGTCTAATCGTATGCGTGTTCCGATGCCGTTTCGTCTGGTCATATATGGGGCTGTTTCGAATCCGTCGCTGACGATTGGCGGGAACGTGTACCGGTTGAATGGTGATGTTCCCGCTGGCGCTTACGTGGTGGTTGACTCGTTGAGGAAGTCGATCATGCTGCATGATGCGGGTGGTTCTCTGCGGAACGTGTTTTCGTGGGGTGTGCGAGGTTCCGGTTTGAATCGTGGACAGTATGTTTTCCAACCTGTTCCGGCTGGTTCGAGCGTGGTCGAGTTGGGTTCCGGTTTCGGTTTTGATCTGACGGTTGTCGAGGAGAATGGGGACCCGACTTGGTTGATTTGATTTGCGCCGACGAGAATGGCGTGCCGTTCCATGCGGTTTCGGATTGCGTGTTGGATTGCGCGTGGGGGTCTGGTGAGAATGATTTCGAACTGACGTTGTATGACGGTACCGTGCTGCCCGACCGTGGTCTTGTCTATGTGGATGGGACCGAGGTCGGCGGCATCGTCGATCATATGAAGGATGAACTGTCGGACGGCGTGAGTGTGGTCACGTATTCCGGTCGTAGTTGGCATGGCATGTTGGCCGGTAAGGTGTTGCAGCCGGATTCGGGGCAGGATTATCTGAAGGTGTCCGGCCCCGTGAATCAGGTGTTGTCGAACCTGTTGGCCCGTATCGGCTTGGCTGACGTGTTCAAGGTCCGCGCGGATTCCACGAAGACGATTCCCACGTTCCGGTTCGACCGGTATTGCACGGCGTATGATGGCATCCGCAGGATGCTGGCCGCGAATGATCTGAAACTCATGTTCCAGGAGGTTGACGGCACGATATGGATGTATGCCATGCCGGTTGTCGCCCATGACGATACGGTCGATTCCGATCTGGTTGATTTTTCCATCACGAAGGATTACCGGCGCACCAACCACATGATCGGCTTGGGCAAGGGTGATTTGAGGAATCGTCTGGTCGTCCACTATTATGCGGATGGTTCCGGCAAGGTGTCCAATACCCGCACGTTCGATGGGCGTGATGAGATCGCCGCGGTCTATGATTATTCGTCCGCCGAGAAGGACGAGTTGGACAAGCAGACGAAGAAGCAGTTGCAGGATTTGCAGGGTGCCGGTGCCGTCGATGTGACCGTGCATGACGGCTTGTCGCTTGATGTGGGCGATAGGGTCGCCGGCTGCGATCATGTGACCGGCCTGACGGTTACCGCCGTCGTGTTGAAGAAGATCGTGAAACTGTCCGGCGGCTTGTTGTCCGTATCGTATGAGGTTGGTGACGCGGCTTCCTCGAAGACGGAATATTCGAATTACACGAGTTCGTCTTCCTCTTCGGGTTCGACTGGTGGCGGCGTGGTTTTGACGGCTGGCCGTGGCCTGTCGATTTCGGGCGGCACGATCAACGCGGAGGTCGCTTCCGAGGATTTGGATGCTGTCAGGCAGGTCGCCGAGTCGGCGGACAGGACGGCTTCCGGTTTCGCGGCGCAGATCGGCAAGGCGAATCAGACCGCCGAGGATGCGAGGAACGTCGCCGATGCGGCCAGGAGCGTGGCCGACAGTGCGAAGTCGGGCATGATGACCGATGGCGAGCGGTCGAAGCTCGCTTCGGTCGAACGGGGCGCGAACGCCTACACGCTGCCGGAGGCGTCCACGGACGTGTTGGGTGGCGTGAGGGTGGACGGTTCCACGATCGTGAGCGTGGATGGTGTCATCAGCGCGCATGTCGGCGGCGTTTCCGGGAGGGCCGTGTTTCCGGTCGGCTATGTGGTGATGAACACGACCGGCATCGACCCTTCCGTTGATTTCGGCGGCACGTGGAGGCAGTTGCCTTCTTTGGATTTCTACACGTTTGAAAGGATAGGCTAGTGAAATCTGACGGTTACGTGAAGTACGTGTGCGACAAGTGCGGCAAGACCGCCTATGTCGCCGCCGGCGACACGGAGGCGCGTGAATGGTTCACCGTGCGCCGCTATTCGGCCGGCAAGGCGACCCGCATCGCGGACGATGTGACGCCCGACATCTACGAATTGTGCTCCCAATGCAACACGTCGTTCATGACGTTCATGCAGAAGGATGACGCTTCGTTTGAAGCATGGTTGAAGGAGGGTGAACGGTGACCATCGAACTGGTTGACGGCAAGGCCGGCACGGCTCATATTTCAAGCGAGGACAAGGCGATCATCCATCAGGCCAAGTTCTCGAAGTCCGACGTGGTGTTCGATTGGGGTGACGCGTTCAAGTGCTCTATGAGTTCGTCCAACAGGGCGACGATCGGCACCGGCTGCGCGTCGATACAGGGCTTGGACTGGCATATCACGGCGGCGGAATCCGTGACGATCTCCAACGGGTCGCAGGGCATGAAACGCAATGACATCATCTGCGCGCATTACCATCGCAACTCTTCCGGCGATACCGGGGATGTGGGTATCGAGAGTGTGGAATTGACCGTGTTGAAGGGCACGCCGAACGCGACTGCCGCCGCTGACCCGGCCATTCCGTCAGGGAATATACTGTCCGGCGCGGTTGACGCGTACCAGCCGTTGTGGCGCATCCCGCTCGACGGCATCACGGTCGGCACGCCGGTACGCCTGTTCACGCCGAGGAGTGGCTTGTGGGATTCCGTAACCCTCACGAAACCAAACGATAACTGGGACGTGGATTATCGCACCGCGTTTGTCGGCGGGATGTTGATCGTCGCGTTTCATGCCATTCGAGTCAACACGGACTGGGCTGCCCCGAGGATATGGGATACGTCCAAGCTTTTCAGGCTTCCGACTGGATTGGAGGCCGCGTTCGAGGTGCATTGCGCCACGGTGTCCAATTCGAGCATGGGGCTTTATGGCGTCGCGGTGCAGGCCGCTGGCAACGAGATCAGCCTTCGCTCGGCCGCGAAGATGACGCTCGGCAAAGGCGGTTGGGTCGAGGGCTGCATCACGGTGCCGCTTGATCGTTGATTAGACGACCGGATAGCAGAGCGAGCCTACACAACCCTGATTGCTGCCGGCGCGGATGACCGTGAAGCCCTTCGCATTGTACAGGGTTACGGAAAGCTATTCAGCAGGTCAATATGAGTTTCTGCCATGCCTTCTGCATGTCCTTGAGGACGCTCAGATCGGGCTTGAGGTAATACCGTGCGGTGGTTTGGATGTCGGAGTGTCCGAGCTGTCGCGCGACCACGCTGATGTCGGTTCCGGCCTTGATAGCCAACGTGCCGAACGTGTGGCGTAGGTTGCGCGGAGCGTCTGCGGATACGCGGACGGCGAACTGCCGGGCATGCTCGACGAAATCGGCCTGCCTTTGGTGTTCGCCGCCACCGACCACCCGCATTAACCAAAACACAGCCGCCCTACGTGGCGGCTTTCCTGTAAGGAGATGTAATGTGCTGCAGAATTTCCTAGCCGGTTTCGGCGGTGTGGGCGGCGCGTGCGCCCTCATCACCCTCGGCCTCAAGCTCTGGCCGGGCGCTTTGGACGCGCTGGCGACCGGCCTGTACGCGCACGTGCGGCCCGAACGCCTGCCATACGATTCGCCGCTCTCGCAGCATTTCGCCAAAACACGGCAACTCGGCGAACGCACCGCGAAATTCGACGAACGCATGGACGAGTTGTGTCGCGACACGATCAAGAACACGATCATCAGCCTGATCTACGGCGACCAGTCGCACGACCATTCGGAGGCCGTCCGGTACGAGCTCGCCAAGCTCGAAAAATTGGACGCGCAATGCTGGATCGTCAACGCCGCCGAAAAATACTTGGAGGACCGGCAGTGAGCGGCCCCGTCGCGTTGGTCGCGTATCTCATCCTCCTCGCGCTCATCATCGTGTTCCATCATGGTGCGTGCAGGCATTGATTTTCACACTGGTTTTCAAAGCCATCCCATTCCGGGATGGCTTTTCTATTGCCCCTTGACTTGGGGCGGGAAGGAGATGTCATGGACGATATCGTCATGACGCCAGAGATGACACCGCAGAGCGACAGTCTGCCGCCCGAGAGCATTCCGGTCGTGTCCGAGGAGGACGCGGCCAAGGCCGTGGAAGGATTGGAGGACTAGACATGGCAAGCGTCAGCGCTTTGATCAACCGCATGCGCTACTGGTGCGCCGTGGCCAATTTGGGCTATTCGCAGGCGGACCGTTGGAATTTCAACGCTTCGGGTGGCAATTGCGATTGCTCCAGCCTGGTCATCCACGCCTTGCGTGAGGCGGGCTTCGACACCGGCACGGCCACCTACACCGGCAATCTGAGCGGCAATCTGACCCGTCGCGGCTGGACTCGCCTGCCCGCGAACGGCAATCCGCAGCCGGGCGACATCCTGCTTAACGACGTGCACCACGTGGCCGTGTATCTGGGCGGCGGCAGGCTCGCGCAGGCAAGCATCTCGGAGCGTGGCACCGCTTACGGGAAGGCGGGCGACCAGACGGGCCGCGAAACCAATATCCGCGCCTACTACAACTACCCGTGGAACTGCTACCTCCGCTACGGCGGCGGCAACACCGGCACCGCATCCACCGGCGCTCTCGCCGTTGACGGCAATGTCGGCCCCGCGACCGTGCGCCGTTGGCAGCAGGTGATGGGCACTGCGGTGGATGGCATCATCAGCGGGCAGGTCGTACCGGACGGACGCACCTACTGGCGTCCGGCCATCGATTCGAGCGTGGTCCGCTACGGCGCGGGCGGCAGTGATCTGATCCGCGCCGTGCAGCGTCGCCTGGGCTGTGGTGTTGACGGACTGCTCGGCCCGGCCACCATTCGCGCCATCCAGGCGCATTACGGTCTGGCGCGGGACGCGAGCTTCGGCCCCGCGACCGCACGCGCCTTGCAGTCGGCGCTCAACCAAGGACGATTCTAAGGAGGAAACAATGGCAGAATATGCAGCAGAGGATTCCGCCCTCGAAACCGTCGTGAACAACCTGACCGACGAGCGTGAGGACGGTCAGGACAATACCCAGCCCGACACCGCGTACACTCCGGTCTTCTCTAAGCAGGTGCGTACCGTGGTCTACGTGCTCGGTCTGGTCGCCTCGTGCGTCGGCCTTGGCTTCATGACCTTTGGTGACGCCGCGATCGGCGGCTACATTTCGACCGTCGCCGGCTTCCTCGCATCCGGTCTGGGCGTCGCCTACAACCCGCTCCGCAAAAACTAAGCGTTGCGGTAAAGACAAGTGCAACGCTTAGAGTCCTAACATGTGTAAGGATTTATTCTTACACCTATCCTTTCACATGTTAGGAAAATGAAAGAATTCCGCCCCTCTCCCGGCAATGCTGGGGGAGGGGCGTTTTTTGCGTTTCGGCGTGCGCGGCTCACCGGATCATTGGTAGTCCGAGGCATTGGCGCGCCCACCGTTCCACGGCACGGTTCTCCTCGTCGTCGCCCAAGAGGAGCAGGAAGCCGG